CCTTCCACCTGCTGTAAGACAGCCCGCCACTTCTCAGGGTATCTACCTGCTATGTCAGGTGTAAACTCTTCGGGGTTGCTCTTGATTCTCTCAAGTAATATCTGCACGCCCTTGTTCATGTCCTCGGTTCTCATTCGTTAGCTCCTTTAGTAACTCTTCAAGTTCGCTTATGTTTTCCTCATTAACCACAAGCGTTTTACCACCAGCGTCTCGGATTTTTTTCATCTCAAGCAATTGCAACTCGGTTGGCTTGTTATCGCCAGCCTTGCATTCAACGCCTAGGAATACTCCGTTAGCACAACAGATAATGTCAGGCACACCGCTACGACCAAAGCCGTTCATTGAAGGAAAGAAATAATACACGTTAAACGCTTTGATTAGCGTAACGCATTTGTTCTTAACTTTCTTTTCGGGTGTCAATGCCATGTGACCATAATACAATGGTCTTGGACTTTGTCAAGGGATTTTTTAGATTTATTTTTGGGGGGAATCTAACATTGTTAGATAAGGGGAAGTGGGTGGATATGTAGGTTATCCGCCACCCTCGGATTACGAGTTCACTAGCTGAGAAATAAACCCTGTCAAGGGGAAGGGGTCAACTAGTGACACCGATTACCTTTACACCTACAAGGCAACTCAGCAGTCAGTGTATCAATTCCCCCTCTCTGTATTACAACTTCTCAATAGCTCGGTTCAGATACCACTGAGCCTTGAGTAAATCTTCCTTGCGGTTGCCTTTGTGTTCAGCACGAGTAATGTATTTAACTACGTTACCCAAGTGATAGCTCAAGCCTTTCGCCTCAATGAAATCAATCGTTTCAATTCCACCTGTCTTGTAATGCTCAGGGTGATTGACGTTATCCGCTGCCGTTTTCATGCGTGTGGCTATTGGAGTATCACTAACAAACTCGGCAATTGTTTTCATACGCATTGGTGGGCGACCACGACGCAACTTGCCACGACCTTGGCTTATTTGGAAAGCTAATTCTTTAGCTTGCTTAGGTGTGATGCCTGTAAGCGGTAGAGGTTTTGCCTTACTTGCTTTCTTAGCCTTGCTGATAATGGTGTATACATAAGCTGTATCTACACCTGTGGCTTTCGCAATCTCACCTGCCTTAGCGTTTGGGTGCTTAGCTACATACTTCATTACTTTTTGTGATTTACTTTGTTTCATTTTGCTTTTCCTTTTCTTCGTTAACAAATTTTTCCAATGCTATTCGCATCGCTTTACTGCGTGACGGAAACGAGTTATAAAAGTCATAGACTTCTCTACTAACCCTAACTGCCACATACTGCATTGAAGGCTTTTTACCTGCACCTCTGCCTTTCTTGTTAGGAGCATCACTCATTTGATACCCCCTTATTCTTTCCAAACTCGTAGTCCTCACGATACTCTGTTGGTGGTATCCAACCATACTTGCGCCATGTCTTCTGCACATCTGCGCCTGATTGATAAACAAACTTTGAATCTTTGTCTAACGCCATAGCAGGTCTAGGCTTAGTCTTTTCCATAGCTTTGTTGATTAATTTAAAAAACTGTTTCATGTTAACTCCTTATTAACTAACATTGTTAGGTGGTAGCAAAGCAAATACATTCTCATCAACTCTAATACCAACATTGGTAATAGCTTGATTGACTTCTACTAGCTTAAGCATACCCACTCCTCTTCGCACATGGTCAGGCAACTCCTCACTAGCTTTAACTTCCACCTGATTGCTTGCGTGTTTGACAATATAATTCATTCCATCTAATAAAACAAGTATGTGTTGTCTACTGTTCACACTACTTTGTATTGCTTGTATACCTCTATACTCAGTCATCAAATCAGGAAGCCTTGATGCCTCTTCTAGTTCTCTAGTATTGGCAAGGTTGCTCTGCATATAATTTTTAAACGCCTCTAAGTTATCAACCACAAAGTCCCTAGCCTTACCCTCAATGAATCCCCAAGTGCTACGCAGTGGGAAAGATATTTGATTGTTAGCTTGATACACCACATCTTGTGTTTTTTGCATTGCTCTTTCTAGCATCTCACTATGATTCATGCGACCAAAGTATTTCTCAACGTGCTTACACGCTTTGTCAAGGTGAATAGTTTTTATACCTGAGCCTCGTTCACGCATCTTTTCTACTCGGTGGTTACTCACCCAAAACCTCTTACCATTACTTGTGTAGTCAGTGCCGAGCAAGCCCAGCTCTTCGTATTTATCCATGACCCTAACTCGTTCAACTACCATAGCAAAGTCTGCACCTGAGGCATGAGTGCCATAAAACTTACGGCAGTGATGCGACTTGAACTGCCACTCAGGGTGTGCTAACGCCAGCTTTTCAACCAATGGTGCTAAGTAAGTATCCATAGTGGCTACAACTTCTATACCATTCTTATCCGTGTCTTTTGGAAACTCTACATTTTCTAATTGCAACATACTCATCTCCTTACCAATTAAACTTACCTAAGATTTCATCAACCTTAGACTTAACATCATTACGCACTTCTGCGTGTTCCTTAATATCATCAATGTCAACACCTAACATTGTTAGCTCTAGTGCCTTACGAGCATCTTCTAGTTTAGGGTCTTTAGTGATATTCAAGTGCGTCAATAGACTGCACAACTCCGTTGCGTTAGTGATAAGAGTATCGTGATACCGCTTAGGAATTTCTTGCCCATCAGCACCCACCTCTGCCGTTAACTTCTCAGAGATATGACCCAAACATTTGTGCAACTTATCCCAAGGCTCACGCATAGCATCAGCTAATCTATCTTTATAAGCTAGCTCATAGTCCTTAGCCATTTCATCTAAGTCATTCTTCGGTATGTCTAAGCGAAAATCATTTGACTCAGGTAATGGACTAAACACCAAGCGGAAACCAAACTTACCTTGCAACTCGTCAAGGCTAGGGTAATCCTCAGCGTTGAACAAATCGCCTAGGTGAAACTCAGCCTGTGCTACCAAGTTCTCGTAGTTCGTATAGAAATCCTCAATCATGGCGTTCATGTTGCCCTTGATTGTGTTCATGTTCTGCTTATACTCCATGAACAAACTCGTTGGTAGTAGTCTGCTACCCTTATCCGACCAAGGCAAAGTAGTCTGATTGTGGTAGAGCCTAGCCCTAGCAGCGTAGTCAGCTATCTTTTTACGCTTGTCCGTTCCTGCCATTAAGTTCTTACGCACCTGTGCTGAATCCTTACTCGCACTCGCATTGCTAAGCACGCTATCGGTTGCACTTCGGTCTAGCTTGTTAGCAGTCCAAACACTAATGTTCAACTCTGCCAATACTGCACTACTTGATATACTCATGTCGTTACTCCTTCGTTGGTTTACCTGCTAATTTCCACATCTTGTATAGCTTGTCAGGTATCAACTCCAAGCTATGCGTCTTAATATCTTCTTGTGCATACACATAATGCGTAGTGTATGAACCCTTACCATCACCCATATCCTTATGGTATTGACTGTCGTAGCACTCAGCCTCATCTAACATTGTTAGTATTTCAAGAGCCTTATCATGGTCAACCACATAGGTCTTGTAGCCAATCTGTATCTTTGCTTTCATACACTTACCCCTCAATGTGAATAGTCTTGCCAATAGGTGCATAGGTATCCTTCCCCCACTGTCCACAGATAGTCCACAAGATTGGAGATTCCCACTCGTTACCCCAATCACTAATACACCCATCGGTTAGCATGATGATTGCCTCAGGCTTGATGTTCTTCTCCTTCATGTATGTAATCATGCAAGTAGGGTCTGTTCCGCCACCACCCATAGGTTTAGTAGAACTAACAATGTTATCTACCTCGTGGTATCCATACTGCTCGTGTCCTGCTACTTCAGTATCCCAATACATCAAGTCAACTTTCTCAGGGTGAACCTCACTCGCAATACCTTTGACCTCGGTAAGAAACTCATTGAGTTCCTCATTACCGATAGAGCCACTCGTATCAATACCAATCACAAGGTGACCAACTCTTTCACCTATTAGGCTAGGCATATAGGTATCGCCTGACAAGTATCTGCGGTTGACCCTACGCCACGAGCTTGCATCTTTCGCACTACAAGTAGCTTTCACAAACTCACGCAACATCTCACGCCAATCCACCTTGGGTTCAAGCAAGTCACCCAACTCACGATTCAAACCACCTGCACCCTTACCTGCTAGCTTGTTATGGTTAATAACACCTTGGCGTAAGGCTTGGTCAACTTCCTTCTCAATAGCTTTCTTCTGCTCCTCGCTTAGTTCTTTCGCACCTTCCCAATCGTGGTCATCAAACCCCTGACCATCACCATCTTCACATGGTTGCCCTTCACCGAACATACCTTCGCCATTCTTTTTGTCCTCTTTCAGTAGGTCATAGACTTGCTTGGTGTTCATGCCACGATACTTCTCATCAACTAAGCCTATCGCTTTACCTGCTTTAGTAGGCATAGCTAGCACTGCTTGTTCCTTATCCATATCTAACAACTGTAAGTTAATGACATAGTCGCAAGCCATGTTAGCCAACTGTCTATCTTCGTCATACAACTTACGCCATGTGAATAAGTGGCGATACGCTTTGTGCAATGTTTCATGTAGCACAACAAAGGCAAGCTCTTTATCGTCAAGTGATTTCACAAACTCACGCCCATAAGTTTCGTCACGCCCATTGGTGCAAGCGGTTGGAACATGGTCATCAATCCTCGTCTTGCCCACAGTCATAAGCCCTGACCACAAGGCAAACTTAGGATTACGCATAATGGCAATCTTAACTTTGCTAAGGCGGCGTTCTTCTTTGTCTTTGACTACTACGCTAGGTGTATCTAACATTGTTAGTTTCCTCAATTAAATTAAAGTAAATCTTCGTTCTTCTGAACCCAATCAGCGAACTTAGCTGAGCTGAATGCAACTGCTTGCTTAGTCGGTGACTTAGCCACATTGATTGCAAAGCACGCTTGCCACTCAGGTTCAAACCTTTCCAAGTAAGTCATGAATGGAGTGATGGTTGTCTTGTCAATCTTAGTAATCGCACCGAATACCACAATCGCACTAGCACCTGCACTGTCAGGAACTTTGGCATTCTTTGGGTCTTTGATTACAGATTCCCAAACAGGTAGCTGGTCTGCATATTCAATGTATGCCTGCATATCCCTTGATGCCGACTCCCCTACCGCACCTGTCATTGCACATATCAAAGTATCGGTATCAATCTGTGACCGAACCCTAACAATGTTAGATACTCTCTCCAATGAACGAGGCGATACGAATGCGGTCTGCATCTTCTTTGGGTTGTAGATATACGGATTGTCCGCTTGGCTTGGGTCTGTATAGCTTGCTAGTGCATGGGGGAACTGCTTGACCCACGCAATAACCTCAGGTGCTATGTCGTTATTGATAGCCCACTCAATCCATTGGTCTGCATCAGGCTTGCTTATGGTTAGTGGAATAA